TGTGGGCAATTTGAGCTTCTTCAAGCTTGATCTTAGTGATAACTTCTTTAACTTTGTCATCAATTCTGACCATTTCAAGAGTATACCTGTCATTAGATAGATGCTCCTGTTCCCACTTCAACTCCAAGGACCTTTTTGCTTTGTATAGGTCTTGTATCATCATTAACCTCCTCATAGGTTATTCGATTTATCTCGTTATTATAGTTGTTCCCGAGATATTCCCAGTTTATACTCTTTTCTCCCAATTTGTCAAGGATCGATTGTTCAAGAGCAATAGCATTATCTTCCGACAAAACATTAAATTTTGCGTAATGATCGCATGCCCATATTTTTACTGTGAATTGTTTCATGGTTTTTTCTTTCTATTTTGTAAATGTGGCCGAACTATGTTCGGCCACAAAAATGATTATTGCTTACGCACCTTCAACGCCGTAGATACCTCTAAAGTCAGAAGCGCCAAAAGCGTATCTTTCTCTAGCTTTGTATCTTACGTTGCCAGTATCGAAGTCCCCTTCCATTGACGTAGTCAACGGAGTTCTTGAGAACATCTTCATACCATTTGGAACGTCTGTGATAATGTAGAATGAATCAGGGTCAGTTAAGAAATTGTTCACTCTGTAACCTTGAGGAATCATTCCCATGCTGTTGATTGCATTGATGTCATTATCAGCAGTCTGGGTTCTGCCTCGAGACTTGATAAGGCTTTCAGCATTGAACTGCTTCGCGGAAGGAATTATCATTTTAACTCCTTTAGCTGCAATTCTTAAACCTCTTTCATCAGTCATCGCTGCAATGTCGATTAGCGATTGTTCTAATGAAGTTTCGTTTAAGTCTGCTTGTGTTGCTAAAGTGTTTGATACTGTACCCGCGATAGTTGGGTGAGCAGTACTAAACAAGTTTTGCCCATCACCTGTTTGAAAAGCAGTTGCAGCTGCAATAGCTGGTAAACCGTTATTCAATGGTGCTGCGCCTTTTACTTCTTTAGCATTAGACATAGATCTTGCTAGAGCTTTTGTGTATCTAGAAGAAAGTCTGTCATAAAGGTTGTCCTCTATTGCTTCTTCTGTGATAGCGAAAGCTAACGCGATCGTTTCCATTGTGTATCTAGCAGTATAAGTTTCTTGAGCGTCATCATATGATACTCCAGCACCTTCTGCTTTTACATCTGCGTTTGCAAAACCACTTAACATTACTTCCTCTTCGAAAGCTCTGTCAGATGATTCTGTTGTATAAATCTCAGCATGCTGATTTTCATACCTTTTGTACTCCAGGCCGAATAGTGCATTCAAACCTGGCTCTAGTTCTTTAACTAGTTGTGCTCGTGATATTGCCATGTTGTTATTCTCCTATTCAATTATGCCCATGAAACGGCACCAGTAAAGTATTGGTTTAAGTTGTGTGCAACAACCACTGAACAATTCGCTGCTGCGATATCGTTATTTTCAGGGTCTTCTGCAGTTCTTACCAATCTCCATTGATTGTTCGTTGCATGTCTAGTAGCGTACGTTAAAGTTGAACTTGACTGTCCAGATAAATCTGAACCAGCTGCAGTTACAGTTAAGCCATATGTTTTACCATATTCAGCTTGAGCTGCTGCTGCATCAATCGAACCAACAAAAAGTTGATTTGGATTGTCAATTACAAACGCAGTAATGTCTTCGCTATTAGCTGGAGTAATAGGTTGGTTGTAGAAATTCGCAAACGTCGGCTTCTTAGTAGTAGCGTCGTTGTAGAATATTCCATTCAACACACCTATACAAGTGTTAGTGATGGCAGCTTGTGCAGTGATAATGTAACCAGCAGAGCTTTTTACAGCTGTACCTTGGAACAAATCAGCATTATAGCCAGCATCGATAAGATATTTGCCTTGACCTTGAGATGCCATTGTTGAACCAACAGTACCTTGAGCGATCAAACCAAAACCTTGTGTGTTTCTATTTGCCATAGTTATTACTCCTTATGAACCTGCCGTCGTAAAACGGCCTCCAGTTCGGTTGATATTATTTCGATGTTTAAGAATTACTTCTTTGTACCACCGAAAGTGTGCTTAGAATTTCTATCAATTTTGATAGGCATTCTCTTATCCTGATCCCTAAGTAAGTCGGTTTCGACTGACTCGTCTTGACCTTCAGTTTGTCTTCTCTGATAGTCCATACGAGACTGCGCGAGTTCTTCGGGTATCCTTGCCAGGAGAAGGCCACCTACTCCAATCACTCCAGCGTATTTTCCGTCTAAGACAGTTGGGTATGTATCAGAATCATATTCGTCAGCTCTCACTAACTCATAACCAGATCTCAATCTACCATGAATATTCTTGGTATCATTGAAACCCATTGACTCTGCTCGTATCCATCTATGCCTGAATCCATCGGGCGCTGTGGGTGCATCTAAAG